TCCGTCATGTGTTCGGCGGAACGCTTCTGGACCCGAAGGCGGCGGCGTCTTCCACGGGCTAGTCCCTGGGAGTCGCACCACGGACGCTGTGGGGACGGGCTGGCTTGGGCCAGCCCAGTCCCCACGGTCCACCTGAACTGACGGGACACGACACGACAGACGACTGGTGAAGGGAAGGGAAGCGGGACGATGGCACCACCTGACGACTTCCCGCCCGTACCAGTGGACGAAGCACCAGACCCGATGCCTGAATACAAGCGGTCGAACTATGGGAAGGATCGGGTCTGTGACATGACCTGCTGCGCTTCCATCATCCTGGACGACAACGAAGGCGTGGTTCATCCACTCACCTACTGGCTGGAACGGGAAGCCACGAAGGAACGGCGGGCGACACTTCAGCGGATGCTGATTCCACTGGGCGTCACGACAGGTCGTGGCATCCCCAGATATACCTGTGCGAACCTGGACGACAGCGATCCCGAACACCTGGTCTGTCGTGCGTTCGGTGATACGCCTGACTGGTGTTCACCTACGCCAGATCGACAGCCATGTGTGGCGGGTCCATGCTGGACCTGTGGAATGTCGATGGGTCCAGGAACAGATAAGCGGAAGGCGAAGGCTTCGTTCGTGTCGCCGCTTCCCGCTGTGAACAGTCAGCACATCCTGGGGAATCTTCCCATCGGGCTTCTTCCACGCGACGAACAGAGGATCGAAGAACGATGAAGTGGGACATGGACTGGACGATCACGAAGGAAGACCTGGCGGGTCATGTGCTGGATGTCGTCCGCGTGAAACACAACGGGCTGACCACGGCGGGAAAGACCTTCATCTTCGAAGCGATACTGGGTCAGGCCACCACGAACTTCTTCGACTTCTCAGCCCTGGGAGTAGGGGACGGGATCACGCCGTTCGCGCCTTCACAGACTGACCTTCAGGGCGCGGATGCTACATATGTGCTGACAGATACGGCGACCATCGGCGCGGATTCTATCTTCTTCTCGTCACTGTTCCTGTCACCACTCACGCCCAGGGTATGGGCTGAGTTCGCCCTGTTCGACGCGGTAGTGATTCGCCCACAGAATCAGATCACGGACTTCTTCTGGGGCGCGGCGAACGGCGATCCCAGCGATCCGACTGGTGGCGTGTTCGATGTCGGGTTCCCGAACACCACACCATCGGCTGTGACACTGGACTTCGACGCGGCTAGTAACGGCGATGCTTCGCTTCAGGCGGTCTTCGATGCGGCGTGGGGAGTGGGGAACAGTATCGTGTCGATGACTTCGGTCGGACAGTTCACACTGGAACTGACAGGAATCTATGGTGGCTTCGATGGTGGCGTGGAGTTTGTCTCAGGGACTGTGAACCTGACGGGACCAGACGCGCCAAACTACACAGGGTCCGCTGACCAGTTCCAGGCACCCATCGTCGGTGTCCCAGCACTGATGCTGAACAGGCGTGTCGCCAACCTGGGAACCCAGCCGATAACACAGAACTGGCGACTGAACAGTGAAGCTAGGCTGGTGGGCTGATGGGCGGCGGTGCAGTTCAGGTCTTCGCAGACTTTGACGAGATGGCGTGGTCACACAATGTGATGATGACTAGGACGGCGCTGTCCATCGTGGGACGGGAACAGATACTTCACATGGCTCTAGTGATCCGTGATGGAACGCCGTCGATACCTGGACAGTTCGCAAACGATGACTTCCACGCACGAATCGCGTTCGTCGGACCCTTCTCAGTCACGGATCAGACGAACATCGGATACAGCGGCGAAGTCGGGGAAGTGGACTGTGTGACTGAATCTGGACCTGGACCTGACATGGCGTCCGCGTGGTTCCTGTTCACGCCCACCACCACGGCGAACCACGACATCACGACAGCGGGTTCGGACTTCGACACTACCCTGGCGATATACCTGGACGCGCCCACGCTGGCTGAAGTCATGGTGGCGGGAGTCATCGACTGTGACGATGACGGCGGACCAGGCTCGACTTCGCTGATGCAGGATGTCCCGCTGATCGCTGGCGTCCCATACGCGATCCGCGTGGATGGATACCTGGGCGACCAGGGAACCTATGACCTGGATGTGTCGCTGTCATGACCGTCATCGGATGGAAGATCAAAGAGTCGGACGGGTTCCATGCGTCCGAAGACAGGATCATCGAAGCGATCATCTATATCCCTGGCACGACACAGGCACAGATAGACGCGGCGACAGCCATCCCTGAAGACATCACGGACTGGTCGCTGACCTGGCAGTTCAGGAAGTCCCGTTCATCGCCTGTCGTCCTGTCGAAGACTACGGACGATGACATCACACTGGCTGATCCTACGGGCGGGACGCTAGAGATTGCTGTGTTCCGTGGCGACACGGAAGGTCTGGTCCCTGGTATCTGGTGGCATATGCTCGCTAGGACAGACCCTGGTATGTATCTGGAACACGGGTCAGACACATTCGTTCTTCTTCATCCAGTGATCGAATAGGGGACAGACATGGCGTGGTCATACAATCCAGAATCGGGCGCGGCGAAGGATGTCGTTCGTCTTCTGATCGGGGACACGGACCAGGACGATCCCAACAATCAGATATTCGAAGACGAAGAACTAGACCAGTTCCTGGCGATGGAAGACAACGCTGTGAAGCTGGCGTCCGCCCAGGCGCTGGACACGATGGCTTCCCTGGAAGCGATGATCCAGAAGAAGATCAGGATTCTGGACCTGACCACGGATGGTCCCGCTGTCGCGGCTGAACTTCGGGCGCGAGCGATGGAACTTCGGAACCAGTTCTACGGCGGATCGAACGACCTTCCACAGTCCGCCACGCTGGTCGTGGATCAGAACACATATGAAGAAGCCATCGCCAGGGCGAACATCGGTCTGGGCTGACCATGACGCGGACACTGATCGACAGCCGACTGTCAGCCAGACTGACGCCACAGTTCTATCCTGACCGCCTGACGGTCCAGACATCCACGGTCACCAGGGCGGCGGCGGGTTCACAGGTGAAGGCGTGGGCGGACGATCCTTCCAGGACAGACCTTCCTTGCCGGATCGCGCCCACGGGCGGCGGCGAAGTCGAACGGACGGACCAGGTTCTGACGAACATCGACCACAGGATCGGACTGGCGTCAGACTACGGGATCACGACCGAAGAACGGATCGTGTGTTCGGTCACGCCCGATGGAGTCGCCCAGACCTTCGATGTCATCCTGGTCGAAACAGACTCCCAGGCACACGCCACATATCTGAATGTCCTGGTGGTGGAATAGATGGCGGACGGATATACCATCAGCATCCACGGCGACACGGAAGTCCGGGCGAAGATCATGGCGCTGGGGAAGAAGGCGCCGAATGTGATCGCGCTGGGGATGATGGCTGGCGCCCTGATAATCCAGAACGCGGCGAAGGTGAAGGCGCCTGTCCTGACAGGCAACTTGGAACGATCCATCCATGCCGAGAAGGTGAACCAGTACGCGGTTCAGGTGGGGACCGATGTCGTCTATGCGGCGGCGCAAGAGTTCGACTATAACCACGCATACCTTCGACCAGCCGCTGATGAGAACATCGGACAGGTCCAGGCTGTCATCCAGGCGACCATCTATAAGTTGCTGACGCCATGACCCTGGAAGAAGCCATCTTCGACTTCCTGTCCACGAACGCTGGGATCATCGCTGAAGTGGATGACCGCGTGTTCCCGAAGCGCCTTCCCCAGAACCCGTCCCTTCCCGCCATCGTCTTCCAGGTGGTGTCATCGGTCCCGAACTATACGATGGATCAGGCTGGCGATCCGCCAGGGACTGAGACATTCACGAAGAAGCGGGTCCAGTTCGACCTGTGGACGGAAACATATGAAGGGCTTCTTCCAGTTCGGGACGCCCTGTTCGCGGGAATCAGCGGATTCCGTGGGATGATGGGAAGCGTGAAGATCGAATCGGTCTTCATGCGGAACGAACTGGATGGCTTCGAACCTGACACGGGTTCGAATAGGAAGATCATCGACACGATGTTCGGATACCAGGGCAACTAGGAAAGGGGAACAGCATGGCGAAGTATGGCGCATATGGGGCGGTACTAAAGCGCGGCGCGACCACCATCGCACAGGTCCGCGACATCGGTGGACCTGGGATCAGCATGGACACCATAGATGTGACCACGCATGATTCGACAGACGCATGGCGGGAGTTCATCGCCGGTCTGAAGGATGGCGGCGAAGTGTCGCTGGACCTGGTGTATGACCCTGACAACGCTTCCCAGACCCTTCTTCGGACGGACCTGGACGCCAGGACCGTGAACAGTTATTCGATCACGCTGACGGACACCACGCCCGCGATCATCACCTTCGACTGTCTGGTGACGGCGTTCGAAGTCAGTGCATCAGTCGAAGATGAACTGGCGCTTAGTGCGAACCTGAAGATCACTGGCGAACCCGTCTTCACCTAAGCCCTGAAGGGAAACTGACATGGCGAAGACGAACGAACAGAAGACAGCCGCGTCATCCGTGGCGAAGACATCAGGGCTGGGTTCGCGTGACTGGCGCGGACACACAGTCTGGTTCTGTCTGACGCCAGGATGTGTCGCGGACAGTGAAGTGAAGGCGAACATCGAACGCCACATCAAGCGTGGGAAACATCGGATCGCTGGGAAGGTCGTGAAGACCGCGCCGCGTGGTCAGGAAGTCCCGACGCCTGTGGTGGCTGACGACGACGACGACCAGGATGGTGATGACTGATGGCGAAGTTCGGCGCATATGGAACGATCCTTCGGATCGGTGATGGAACCACTGGGGCGGCGAAGGTTCTGACGGCGGCGACCACGGTCGGGACCACAGCGACCTTCACATCAGCCGCCCACGGGTTCGTTGCTGGTGACCTGGTGGTCGTGACGGGCGTCACGCCTTCGGGATACAACGGAACCTGGGTCGTGGTCACGGCGGCGCTGAACACTTTCACGGTCGTGCTGATCGCAACACAGGCGGCTGGGACCGTGTTCGGAACGGCGACGAAACAGGATGTCTTCACATCTATCGCACAGATCAGCGATGTGGGTGGACCTGGGCTGGCGATGGACACGATAGATGTGACGACACACGACAGTCCTGACGCATGGCGGGAGTTCATCGCGGGACTGAAAGACGCTGGCGAAGTCAGCCTGGACCTGGTGTATGACCCAGACAGCGTGACACAGACGGCGCTTCGGAACGACCTAGACAGTCGCGTCACGCGGAACTTCCAGATCGTGTTCCCTGACCTGACCGCGACCACATGGAACTTCGCGGCGAAGGTCACAGCGTTCGAACCTACGGCGTCTGTGGAAGACGCGCTGATGGCATCCGTCACGCTGAAGGTCACTGGCCGACCGAACCTGGCGTGAAGGGCGGTCCACATGACCGTCACGGTAGACTGGACGACAGTCCGACAGCGTGTCGGAACTGACCCGATGGAAGGGGCGATGATAGATGGTTATGGACAGGGATGGAATCCTTCAGTCCGAAGATCGACAGTTCGAAGTGGTGGATGTTCCCGAATGGGGACCAGGCGCACAGGTCCGCGTGTCGTCCCTGAGTGGAAGCGAACGCGACACATTCGAACAGTCGATCACAGTCAGGCGCGGGATGGAAGTGTCCGTGAACCTGGTGAACGCCAGGGCGAAGCTGTGTGTTCTGACAATCGTGGACGACGAAGGGTCCAGGCTATTCGCGGACGAAGATGTGTTCGAACTGGGGAAGAAGAACGCCACGGCGCTGAACAGAGTGTTCGAAGTGGCACAGCGCCTGTCGGGTCTGACCGAAGACGATGTGAAGGAAGCTGTTTCAGCTTTCGCGCCAGACCCATCCGAAGGGTCATCTTCCGCCTAGCGTCCCAGTTCGGTCGTCCGGTCGCTGAACTTCTTCATGGTCAGCCCGAACGCTGTGTGACGGTAACGATCCCGCGCCGACTTCGGCGGGATACAGTCGTGACCGCTGTCATCGAAGGAACGCCTGGTATCAGTTCCCAGGAAGTCACAGAGTGGATGGCATATGAACGGGTCGAAGGTCCACAGGATGGCGTTCGTGGGGACTTCCAGGCGGCGCAGATCGTCCAGGCGCTGGTCGCCATGATGGGGACGAAGAAGGGCGCGAAGCCACCACCCATCGACAAACTTCGTCTGAAGTGGGACACGGGCGCGAAGCCTGTCGGGTCTGGTCTTCAGATGCTGGCGAAGATCGCGGCCATGAACCAGGCGATGAAGGGAACGGACGAACGGAAGTCCGCGATGGCGAAGCCCAGGGCTGAAGACCGAAGGGATGGTGACTGATGTCTTCGATCATGGACATCAGCGTCGAACTGACAGGGAACAGTTCTGGTCTGACGAAGGCTGTCAGCACAGCGAACAGTTCACTGAACAGCCTGGGCGCAACCAGCACGAAGACTTCTGGACTGGTGGCGAAGCTCGGGTCGATGGGTCCGCTTCTTCAGGCTGGTCTGGGACTGTCCGTCCTGGCTGTCGGGAAGGCGTTCCTGATGGCTGGGATCGAAGCTGAACAGATGGAAGCTCAGACGGTCGCTGGTCTGGAATCTACGGCGGGAGCGTCGAACATGACGCTGGCTTCCATCGAAGCCCTGGCTGTCGGGATCATGAGCTATTCGGGGATAAGCGACGAAGCTGTTCAGTCGGGGGAGAATATGCTCCTGACCTTCACGAACATCACGAACCAGGTAGGTGAAGGGAACGACATCTTTAACCAGGCGACAGTCGCCCTGGCGGACATGGCGACCAGGATGTCAGGCGGCGTCACGCCTTCGGCTGAAGCGATGTCGTCCGCTGCGATCAAACTGGGGAAGTCGCTGAACGATCCCATCGCTGGGATGTCCGCGCTGTCGCGTGTCGGCGTCCAGTTCACGGCGGCGCAGAAGGCGTCTATCACTGCGATGGTTCAGGCTGGCGATGTGATGGGCGCACAGAAGGTCATCCTGGCGGAACTGACCACAGAGTTCGGTGGGTCAGCGGCGGCGATGGGCGGAACCTTCGTCGGCGCGTGGAACATCATGAAGGAAACAGTCATGAATGTCGTGGAGACAGTCGTTCGCGCTATCTTCAGTCTGGTCACGCCCATCATCAGCGCACTGATCCCAGCCTTCCAGATGATCGGCGTGGTGGTTGGCGCAGTGGCGTCTGTCATAGCGGCGGCGTTCGGACTTATTGCGCCGCTTATGCCAGCCCTGGTGGTGGGCGCACTGGCGCTGGGCGCGGGAATCCTGGTCGCGGCCCTGGCGTTCGGCGTGTTCGATGCCGCCATCGGGACAGCGGTCGCAGCGACAGCCGCGTTCCTGGCGGCGTGGGCGCCCATCGTTGCTGTCGTCACGCTGTTCGGCGCGGTCATCATCGGCGTCTTTAAGCTGGTCCAGGCTGGGATGTCGGCGCTGTCAGGTGGCTGGACTTCGATGTCCACGATCATGAAGGTCGCGGTCCTGGCGCTGGCACCTGTCTGGCTTCCCATCGTGGCTGTCATCAAAGTCGTTCAGGCGGTCATCGCTGGTCTGATCCAGGGAGTGTCGGCTGTCGCTGGCGCTGTGGGTTCGATGGTGTCTTCATGGCTGGCTGGCATGGGTCCGATAGGAACGGCGATCCAGAATGTCGGGACCATCCTGACCAGCCTGGGTGACATCGCGGCGGCGAACGCGACCACAGCGGCGCATGAGTTCCAGACGATGGGGCTGGCAGTTGTGGCGGCGGCGCAACAAGGGTCAGCTGGGATGGGGACGCTGACCCAGACCATAGCGGCGATGCGTCAGCAGTTGGAGTTCGCTGACCCAGCGAAGTGGGCGGCGCAGTTCCAGGCTGGGCTGTCCGCTGTGGACAATGCGCTGAAGGCGGGAACACTCAGTGCGGCTGACGCACAGAAGGCGTTCATGGCGTGGGGACTCAGTTCGTCTGAAGCGGCGAAGCGGACAGCGGCGGCGCTTCCGCCCGTGGGTCAGTCAGCACAACAGATGGCTTCTTCGATGGTGAAGGCGGCTGATGTGTCGGCGTCTGGCTGGGAGAAGCTGGGCGCG